ATGCAGGTGAACCGATACCTCAAAAACAAAGACATGGATCATATCGACCATGCGCTAGGCCGCCCGGTTGACCCCATGGCTGAGACGTACCGCAACCACTTCGCCGCCAGCGAGTGCGAAGCGGATCAATTCACTGCGCCCAATTGGGTCGAAACCTACCGACACTCGAACCTTGTCGGGTTTCGCGTGACTGATGTGGGACGCGCAGCGTTGAAGGCCCATCTGGCAGAGATAGGGGACAAGACCCGCCTCTACGCCCTCACGTTTCACGGCGAAGAAATGTCCCCAATCGCGGCCACCAGCCCCAGCAAAGCCAAGTATGCAAAATGGCTGGATTGGGACACCAATGACATGACGTTCAAAGACTTCTGCCAAGGCGTGCGAGTGCGCCTAGCTTAACTGTCCATTTAACGCCGGAAGGAAAACCATGACATTTCAAGAGCGCGTAGATCGTTGGCTTGTCGCCTGCTTCGGAAAGCAGATCGCCCGCGACCCCGTAGAGCGAAATCATCGCTTCCTAGAAGAAGCCCTCGAACTTGCACAGTCTTGTGACTGTACGAAGGAGGAAGCCTTGGAGCTGGTCGATTATGTCTATGGCCGGGACAAAGGCGAAATTCGGCAGGAAGTCGGCGGCGTGATGAACACGCTCGCGGCCCTCTGCCTGTCCCGCGAAATTGACATGATCGAGGCGGGCCACATCGAACTTGATCGGTGTTGGACCAAGGTTCAGAAAATCCGCGCCAAGCAGGCGGCGAAACCTAAGTTTTCTCCGCTACCTCAGTAATCCAGCAACACCGATCACATCGTCATTGGCTTCTTCTTCGGGAACTTAACGACATAGGGCCAGCCTGTCCCGCAGCGGCAGGTGGCCCGCTTCTCAAAATCGTGGTCGGTTATACCTTCCGGCACGTCTTCCGGCTTGAGCGTCACGCTGTGGCCGCAGGACCAGCACGTCACCTCAATGTGCGTCACCCCCGCCCGAAACAGTTGATCATCCACCGCTGACCCCTCATGTGCCCACGCGCGACCCATACCCCATAACGCAAAAAGCCCGCCACCGAATTAACGGGGCGGGCTTTATTTCACAAGCATCCGTGCACGTCACACTGCCGCGATTGATAGACGATCCATTCAGCAACAGGCCGATCCCGCGCAATTGCCTCAATCGTCGCTGGCTGCGCCTTTGGTGGCCGCTGGCTCACGTCCTTGAACAGCGCGTCGCTACTCACATTGTTCGGGGGTAGACAAGACCCGGCAGAGAGCGGAATCCAGATCGTCGTCAGTAAGGCTTTCAACTTCATTCTGCGTTCCTTTCGATTCCTCAATGTGCTGGAGACGATCTGTGTTTTGCTTGGCGCGCAGATCGCGCTCACGATCGTCAGCTGCATCGGCTCGGAGCCACACCACTACGCCGATCAGGATTGCGAGCCCCGCCCCGGCGGCGATCAGTTGCGCCTGTAGGTGGCTCAGACCAAACATAGCGCGACCTCTTCGGTGCGGCGGCGGACCAGTCCCCGCACAACCTTGCCGCCCGCTTTATTCCACCACGAAATAGCCTCGCAGCCGCCATCGATGTCGCCAGCGTTGAGGCGCCGGGTTGCGGTGCTCTTGCCTGCACCATGCCAGCCGACATTGAACGCGAGGCTGGTGTATGCGGCCTTGCGGGTCGGCGGCAGCCAGTAGGTCTTTGCCTTGTCGTTGACATAGGCCAGCCACTTGTCGCGATACTCTGCGATCTCTGAAATTAGCAGCTTCTTGCACTGAGCGTCTGTCTTGCGTTGTCCGGGTCCGGCAGTTCGTGTGTGGCCGTAGCAGATCGTCCAGACGCCAACGATGTCGCGATAGGCCTCGTTTCGCTTACCCTCCCACTTGGCGATCAGTTGGAAGGCGATCTCATCGAAAGGATCTTCGGCCACCGGTGGTGGCTGGGTCAAGGGCGGGGTTGGCTTCGGCGCCATGGCCGGGATGATCTGCGCCTCGATGCTCGCCTTCACTTCCGGCTCCGGCAGCACTGCATTCTCATAGAGCGCGCCACCAACTGACTTCACCAGCATGAACACGCCAAACAGGAACGCCGTCCAAAAGATCAGCCGGCGGCCGACCCGCGTCTCAGGCGCCTGTCGGACAAACCGGCCGAGGATGCCAAATGCGAAGAACACCAGCGCCGCCGTCCCGAGTGGGTATGGGTCGGCCTCGATCGCGAAGAGGCCATATAGCGCATTCGGCGCGACAAGTGCCAGCAGGCCGAGCACCATGCTGACGAATGAATACGAGCGCAAGACCACTCGCCAGTTTTCAATGAGGTATCGGTTCATGGGCATTCTCCAATGCTGGAAACCCCGCTGGCGGGGCATGTGGTTGATGATGGGGGGGTGGTTAGGGTCGTGGCCCCTCTAGGAGCTCAAATGCGGCGGTGCTGGTCTGGTCGAAGACTTCTTTCCCGTCACAGGTATACGCGAGGATCAGGTAGACGGTAACGCGACCGGGGCGAAGGTTAACCGGCGGCGTGTACCCTGGCCGCAATGGCGTCGGATTGTCGCTGATCTGGCGGGCGGCTTGTCGACGCTCTCCCGGTGTTGGTACGTTGAGCATGTCAGTGAAGATCGGCTGCGAGTATCGGAGCGTGCACTTTTCGCCAAGACGTGTGCGCTCTGCCACAAAATTGAATACAATTCTCTCGCCTTGGTAGACGGGCTCGGCCACATAGGTCAGGCCCGGAACCTCACGGATCACGCGATCTTCGCCCTGCACCTGCGCCATCTGTTCTTTCAGATCGGCTATGTCCGTCTGGATTTCCTCCCATTGATCCAACAGGTCACGCAAAGGACCATAGGTCACAGACCAAGCCCCACCAAAGAAGCCAACGATGATGCTGATCGCACCGAGAACCTTTGCAATCTCTATCAAGCGACCTGATAGACTGGATGGAAAGTCGTCTGAGGTCATAAATCTGGCCTTTGTTCAGAGTTGATAATCAGCGCTGGATGCAATTTTAAAGCGCCGCTCATAGTCACTGCGGCAGTGGTCCCACTCATCACGACGAAACATGCGGTCACAGCCCCCATTCTACTAGAAAGAGAGTTGACCGTCCGGTACATTGCTTTGGGGGAAGTGATATGCCTAAAACAGAATCACACATATTCAGGAACTTAAGACGCAGAAAAGCGCAGCGACCGTGGTTTTTCATCGTTGCGGTTGCACTTCTATGGCTGCTCGCCCTTGCGACCATCTTCAAGCTAATTGGGTATGAGTGCCTGTACTACTGCGGGTGAGCATAGTCAGCTTGGAGCCTACAAGCCCCGGTCACGACGCCACCACGCAAACGCGCATAGCGTCATGTCCCAGCCCGTCAGCCAGCGGCAGAGGCGGCGGCTAACGGCTTCGCAGAGGGGGAGCATCAGGACGCTTCGATATAGCGCCAGCCCATCTTGCGCTTGGCACATTCGCAGCCCCGATCCAGCACAGGGAGGCGGCTTAGAGACGGGATGCCCGAATATTCAGGAACCCATTCATCCACACGCACCCGCGCTGTGAGGCTGACGCTATCCCCTGCGCCAACGCGAAGGTTGTTCGGGATGCGACCCTCATCTGGCGACACGTAGTCACCACCTCTCTGCGCAGGACGATCAAAAAGCCCACCATCGTATTGGCGGTTGGCCATGAAATCGAGAGTCCCGCCAGTTGCATAACTGATTTCACCGCGCACCCCATATGTGGGTTCTCGGCTGTCCAACCAGATGGGGAACCCAAAGTGCAGATCAACTGTGGGGCCGTAAGCACCATAGCCCCCATCGCTATTTCGCAGGTTTTCAGCTTGGCCAATAGCGTTCATGCGCCAACCAAGGCTTTCTGTGAACGTCACACGATCACCGTTTGCGGTTGCAGCGGGCAAACTGTCAACGGTGAACAAACCTAAAGGCTCACGACGAACGACGCTGCCAATCCTGACAAGTTGGCCGGGAGTGAATTGGCTAATATCGGACACTGTTACAGTATCCTGATCTTTATAAAGCCGCGCCGTGCCGGGGGTGATCGGGAAAATCTCCCGGTCAGAATAAACCGCATCTACTGCAACACCTGTGACCGTGGCGGGCATCGTTGCGATGTTCGGGCATGTATAAGCATAAAGACCGCCGCTGTCGTTGGCGTTATCCCGAACAACGCCCTGCACTTTTAGATCACCACCAGATCCATCAGCCCCACGGATGATAAGGTTATAGCGGTTTTCGAGATCGCTACGACTGCCAAGAAAGAACCCCGCCCCGCTTGTCATGTTAGCGGTGCCACTTGATTCCGTGCTGATCTCGCCTGCATCAAAGGTATGTTGATAAGGCTGGTCATAAAACGGGACAAGGCAAGTGTCGCCAATGCCCGCATAAACCGCTTGAATTTCGTCAAGCGTATCAGCGCCATTGGAAACATAGCAGTTTGAGGCGTTTACCGCTGCGGCGGGCGCGCCAAGTTCCCCCAGAACGCAATCAGTCGCATTTAGCGTCACATTCGCGGAGAATGTAGTCGCGAAGATTGGCCCATTCAGGTTGGTAAAATTCTCTAGGGTTGTAGTTGAAGCGTTCCCGCTGCCGCCCGATATAAGGGACCGCACGGGGGAGCCGGAAGGCGCATCAGGGACATATGCCCACCCGTTCTTGATATGGATGTTCCCACTGACCGCCGTGATATTGCCAAGTTCCTCCTCGTCACCGTAGAAGCTAAAGTCGTCAATCGTGACATTGCAGCCCGCATTGAGAGACGCCGCGTCTTGAAAAACGCCCCGTTGGCCGGATGCAGTGAGATTGGCCGCACCGCCATCGACATGCAGGGATTTGACGTGAATATGAGTATTGACCTCTAACGCGGCGAAAGCGGCAGCACAGTTGCGCGTGACAATCCGGCCCATCTGCCATTGCTCGAAGGCGCTGGCATTCCCCGGCCCCTCGTCGTGACACGAGACGCCCGCGTTAAATCCGACCACCTCAACATCATCGCACCATGCCCCACGGCTAATCCCGTCTATGTCAGTTCCGCGATAGAGGTGCAGCCCGTTGCCCGCCTCGGCCATAGAGGTGTAAGGGTTCTTTTCGGCGTAGTATTTCGTGTAGGTAGAGCATCGTACCACAGACCCATGCACGGTAGCGTCAACGCACCGAACATCGTGCATACGCCCAACGCTGCCCTTCCCAAGACCACCGGAAACATGGTCCTTCGATGCCGAGCGCAGAAAGTCGATGCCCTCAATGTCGCAACCAAAGCCAAAAGCGGCGGTAGACTTTTGCTCCGCATAACGGATCGTGCGATTGGTTAATGCGGCAGGGTCTGCGCCATCTTTTAGACGCACATAATAATCGAAGCTGGTAGCATCCACTGTATAGGGGGATTCGTCATCGGCCCCGGTGCGGCGCACAGTGAAGCTGCCCGGTGTCAATGCCGCAAGGTCAGTCGCAAGCGCCCGGTTTGATGTGGGCTTATCTGCTGTGATCCGTTCCAGTCCACAAATGCGGGCGGGAAGGTAGCTGTCGCCCTCATCATCCCACATTGAAAACTGCGGATAAAACGCCGCGTCAGTTGAGCCTTGCGTTTGCGTGTCATGCACTACGGTTGTCTTGTAAACATCAGTGTACCCACCAACCGCCGACCATGTACCGTTGATAGCTTTTGCCGCTGTAAAAATAGGACGCCGACCCGACCCATATGCTCGCACCGTGATGTACTTTTTGCCGGGAAAGCTGCCAGCGTAGACCACGCTATTGCGGGCGATATAGAGGTTGTCACCATCATTCAGCAGTGCCAGCGCCCGCGCCGCCGATGCAACGGGCGAACCCGGCAAGATACCCACGCTCACATCGCTGCCATTCAGCGTGTCAAGGTGGATCGTTTTCTTGGCTTTCAATACAGGCTTATGAACCAGCACGGCGCTTTCGACCCGGTAAAATTCCTGCATCCCGCCTTGGCTTTCGTCGGCAAAGATGCGGACAATCTGACCCTCTGCCAGCCCCCCAAGATCCGCCGTGGCGTCTGCTTTGGTGTCGAAAAAAAGAACATCGCCGGACACCTCCGCTGCTGTTTGCGCATCGCTGGCGTAATTCCCTGCCGTAGCAGCGTTGTCCGCTGACTGAGAGGCAGCAAATTCCGCTTCGGATACAAGTGCCCCTGCATCATTCGCGAACTGTTCTGCCTCTCCAACAGCATCCGAAAGACTGTCGGCAGATTCGGCTAGAGGGATAAACACTTCGCGCAAGTCGCGCGTGTCAATTGGCTTCCTTGCCGTTGATCGGTCGCCAACTGGCAATGCGCCATCGCCGCCTTTGCCGTCACCTGTATAGCCTTGGTGATCGCGCAGGATGCGGTTCATTCTTTCGGCTTGTGTCTCAGGCATGTAATTCTCCAGCGCAAGAGGCCCGCCAAAGCGGGTATTGTGATTTCAGTTTGTGGGAATGTTAGGTTGTGGTGATGTTGGCAGGCCCAGCCGGGGAGCCTTCGACGCCCGACACGTTGGCCGCTGCGACCCAATAGTTGTATTCCGTCGCCGCCGTTACGGTATCGTCGGAGAACTCGGAGATTTGCCCCGATACGCCGCCTGTTGTGCCGACCAGCGCCGCGTCACCGAAGACAGCGGTTGTGCTGCGGTAGATGCGGATTTCATAGAACTCGCCATTCGGGTTGCGCCAATTCAGGTTGACGCGCCCGGTGCTGTTGGATGCGAACAACTCAGAAGGTGCGCCCGGTGCCGTGGCGTCGATCTGCACAGTCACGCTGCCAAGGCTCACCCATGCGTCAGGCTCATCAAAGACGCCGTTGAACCGCGCCTCGGCTGTGTAGGTCACGCCATCCTCTACTGGGCCGGATTGCGCAACGTAGCCGGAAGGCTGCATGTCAGTCCAAGGTTGCAGAGCATTGGTGCGGTAACGCGCCTCGACCGTGATATCGCTGCGCCCGGCGACTTCCACCGCCTCGACTTCCAAGACAGGCACAGAGGTAGACGCGGAAGCCTGCACGATACGCTGCGTAAGAACGGCTGAGATTTCAGGCGGCGGGGTTGGCGTTGAGATGGGTAGTGGTGTCGGCGGGTCGCCCGCTTCCTCTGGCGTCCATTCCCCCGATGCCCGATCCACCTTTGCCAGATCAATGCGGCACTGCAATTCGATGGGGTCGAACTCGTGGTCCAACACCTCGTATTCGCCTTGGATCACGCGGCCCGAACCGTCCTCTGGCTGATAGTCCAGCATGATCGTGTGGCGCTGCGCATGTTCGCGCGGGAAACGTGGCTTTAGCCCGACAAGGTTGGTGATAATCGAAACCTTGGCCCGGTTGTCGTCGTGAAACTGCTCTTTCGCCAAGCGCCGCGCCTGTGAGCGGCTTGGACACATCGACAATTCGTATTCCTTGACGATTTCGCCCTCAATCGCCAGCCGGGTATCGTCGCGCCAAGGGTCCACTTCTGTAACCGTATATTTCTGCGAAGCGTCCATGTGCAGCACCCGAAGGACGTTGTAGCCCTCGCGCTCGCTGATTGCCTCGCTGGTCTGAATTTCCTTGATATCCTTGGCCGTGATTGTGCAGGCGGGGGTGCCGAAGCTACCGCCGATCAAGCCGATACGCCCGTCCTGCATTTCATAGGCGCGGATGCCGCTGCTTGCGTGCATCCGGTCCAGTACGTCAGACGGCGGCTCATCCAGCGTCCAGTAGCCCCACAGGCGCAGGCGGGTCGCGGTGCCGCCCTCAAGCTGCGGAACGGCTTCATCGGCCACGTTAGCCATAGCCGCTACGCTATCCCAATTGATATCTGCCGGGTCTATCTTAAACCCGTCCTCATGGGTCAGGAAATGCGCAATGACCAAGGCCGCGTTATCGCTGTATGCCGTGCTATCGGTGCGCGGGTCATAGACCGCTTGACCCCGAATAACCCACTGCAATGTGGTGTTGTAGGACTTGGGGAAAACCTTGGAAAAGTCGTTGCCGCTTGGCGCTCGCATCTGTGCAAGGAACGTGGCCTGATTGGTCAGCTTTCGGTCGGCATCCCACGTTGGGAACTCGGTCAGCAGGTCCGCATAATCACCGCCAAGCGTCGATCCATCGCGGGTCTGTACGTTGACATATTCCGACATTTTACCCGCTGTCACGTCTCCATTGCCGTCCAACGTCACTGCTTCACTATCAAACCAACACTCGTCAAAGCTGGTTATTTCGCCGTGCGATACCATGACAAGCTGATAAAGCACCCCGTCCTTAACGTCGAAAAACGCCCGAACCCCGCCCGCAAGGTTTTCGCCAACATAGATACGGCGCGGCGCGGAGGCTTGGTTGATAACCGCCTGAATTTCAGACTGCGGGATGCTAACGCTTGGGGCCAAGGCGCGGGAAATGGCGCTCAGGGCCAGCGAAACAGCCGCGTTTGCCAGCGCCACGCCGATGGATGTAGCGGTTGCGATGGAGAACCCCGCCGCCGCTGCCAGATAGCCACCCGCGTAGGCAATGCCGAAAGCAATACTTGAGAAAAGCGCCATTAGCCTACCTTCTTAACCATCTGCACTTCGGCCACCGTGTAGCCGCGCCGTTCTAGGATGCGCTGCGCCACGCCGCCTGCCGCACTCATTTTGATAAGGGTCGCGCCCTGCTCTGCCGCCCATGCCTCGAAAGCCCACAAGAGACGTAAGCCGCTGCGGTCTGTCGCCAGCCAGCCCAACTCGCAGGCCACCGGGTCGGGGCTGATAACGGTCTGCATGATCTGCCCCGCGATGAACCCGCCATCGGATATGAAAACCGCGCCCTGTGGGCTGTTGATAAGCCCCGCTAGGGTCTGCCCTGCCCGCAACCTGCAAACCTCTTGAGGGCCGCGCACAGAAGCCGCTAGGGCCTCAGTCATATCTATAAGGCGAGGAATGTCCGCCTCACGAGCGCGACAGACCAATGCCTTCTCAGGCTCTGGACTCGACATAGCAAATGATTCTCGCTGAAGTTGTTGGTGCGCCGCCATCTGACCAGAGACGACGGCGCGCTCACACGACCGGAAAGGACAGTCGAATGAATGATGGAAACACAACGGGTGAAGAGACGGAGCTAGAAGCGCTAAAAGCCCGGGTCAGCAGCTTGGAAACGCTGGTCTGGAATATGGGAACTTACCTGAAAGCCTTCTCAGATAGCAAAGATCGGAATTCTTTCGCTCCGCAAGTGATTGCTGGTGAGATGAACGAAAACCACATGAACATCATGAGGGCGATCCTAAAATAACTTTAGGTTGCTGACGCGCATCGTGCGGAGACCTGACCACGGCTCTGGGTAAACCTTCCAAACCTCTCGGGTCTCCGCATTTCCTTCTAGACGAACGTAGCCGTGAAACACATGCCAGTTTCGCCGATAGAAGCGTCGCAACGCGCGAAAGGCCAGATATAGAGCGATGGCCAGCAACAGCGCGTCTTGCCATGTCGTTAGCATATTACTCTCCTTTAGATTTGGTTCAGGTGGATTGTTTTGCTTAGGCTTGTACCCGGTACGCGCAGGCCGCCAGCCCCGCCCCGTAGGTATTCTTGATCTGCAATCTGCCGAGAGAGACGCTCGAAAAGCCGTTGCTCGATTTTTGCGAAAAGCAGCCGATACGCTAGACGACGAATAAACATTTCCTGATCTCCTTTGTGATTGATTAGCTGCCGGGAACCCAAGTCACGGCGCGATCTTTCAGCCCAGCAATGAACGCCATGCCCGTGTCACCGGGATACCGCGCCCGCTGGTCTGCATCCGTCCATCGCCCGTATGGTGGCTTACCCTGCCGGGATAGCCGCCCATAGGCTTCCAACTCAATCACCCGGCTATCTGCCGATGACGTGCTGCGCATATCCCGCATTTTGCCTTGGAACATGCTGATAGGGTCGCCAATGAGCCGCCCTTGGTGTTCCCCGTCCCGCTCAACCGTGCTGAAAAGCTGATAGAACAACTGGCAGCGGCGATTGTTAACCTCGCTTGCCTGATTGTCGCACCGCGCCACCATTTCCGGCGATGCTGCGGGGATTTCAAACCGGACCATGCCCGCGCTCATGCCGTATGTGAGGCTCATAGCCCCGATCTTGATAACGTCGCCTGTGCCTTGATACTCAACCCCGCCCGCTGTCAGCGGCCCATAGCCCAGCCACCAGTTTTGCGGGTTGGTCGCGAAGTCCATCTGGCATAGGATCGTGCAGGCCACATCACCGCGGCGCAGGTCTTCGTCGGGAATGTCGTGGATGCTCATTTAGAACGCCTCGATAAACGAAAAGCCGATCGGGTTCATCCGCGCGCCCTCGTTAACAATCGGGTCCGATTCCGCGCAATTCACTTCCAAAACCAACTGGTCCACGACAACCACAGTGCCGATGGGGTGAGCCCCGCGGATATTCGGCATCACCGAGACCCGGATCGCCGTCTCACTCTCATCGATCGAGCTCACGTTCACGACTTGGTGCAGCCGGTTGCCGATGGTGATGTAATGCCCTGGCCAAAGCTGAGACAGGGCAGGCTTGTTTACGTCGATATAACTGTCCCGGTGCGATGCCGCGGCGCGAAGGGTGAACCCGTCGAAAGGATCATTGGCCCAGCCGATATGGTCAAATGTCCATTCCGGCGCGGCATGGTTTTGCGCCAACATCCGCCCGTTGTCGTCGTTTGGTCGCCATTGAGATATTACCGGGATAACGCAGCGGGCGTTGGCTGGTTTCATCTGCGTGTGAAACGCTGATAGCGCCAACTGCGCCTGTTGGCTCAGGCCAATCATGCTCATGTTGACCTTCCAGAACCCGTTTAGCGTCGGCTTGGCGAATGCCTCCCCGTCGATATTGGTGAACGGCGAAAAGCGCATCCCGTTTAGGTCCATGGAATTTGTCTGGACACAGACCGGGTATGGAAACGAAACCTGCATCAGCGGCCCCCGCTCAAGTATTTTTGGTCAGATTGGGCGCGGCTGTTTGCCACCATTTTCGCTTCCGACACACGCAAGGAAATGCCCTGCACCTCTTGGCGCTGCTCTGCGCTGAGGCCCGGTGGCAGGATCAATTCTACAACCGCCTTTTGCACTTGCTGCGCAGCACCCCCGACTGCCTGAACGCCCAGCTTGCCATTGCGCCCGCGTGTGAGCGGCATGATAGCCTCCGGACCTGCCTCGCCCATGAGGCCCGTCCCGCCGCGCATGGGGAACAGCGTAGGGCTGTTAACCACGCCACCCGATGCAAACGCAGTCACACGCCCGCCAGAGAATGCCGCCCCGTCTGCAAAGCCAAACGCCCCCATAATGATGCTGCCGAGACTGTCAGACGCCGACCCGCTTGCGCCGTTGCCCAGCAAGGCTTTCTTCGCAATGGCAATGACCATTTCTTTAATCAGGCTCGACACCGCGTCTTTCAGGCTCATGGTGCCTTCGATCAGCTTGTCGATTGCGTTCGCCCCGGTGGTTTTGAATTTCTCCCAAACGCTTGCGCCCTTGTCAGCGGAGGCCACGGCTTCGTCAAACCGCTCGCGGGCGAGGTCATACGCCTCTGCCGCCTCAGTCGATGTGATATGCCCAGCCTTTAGTGCCGCGTTGACGGTTTCCTGCGCGTCCTCGAAACGCTGTGTTGCCGCAACCACCGGATCAAGCGATGCCATAAGGCTGTCATATGCTTCCTTGGTGCGGTCGATTGCCGCCGCGCCGCCGCCTGAAGATCCACCACCCCCGCCGCTAAGACCGCTCACAGACGACGACACGCTACCGCCGCTGGTGGATAGGTTTGGCACGGTGAAACGCTCATGCTGAGGTTCGTCCAGCGTGTTACCCCAGCCCAACCGCGCATTACCCACGTCGCCTGTCTCAACGCCCGGTAGGCCATAGCTGAACTTAGGCTTTGGCTTGCTGCTCTGGATGCCCGCGCTGCGGTTTAGTGCCGCGTTTAGCTTGTTGGCAAGTTCGATGTTGACGTCAATATCGTTGGCAAGGAATGCGGCGCTGCTGATTGCGTTGTTGAAGTTTACCGCGCCCGCCGCCTGTGCAAGACGGTTGGTCAGGTCAACGGCATTAACCACTTCCCCGTCAAACGTCACCACGCCATCAACTGCATTGTTGATAGCCGTGCGGATGCGCTCAACCTCGGCCTTGGCTGCGGCAAACTCTTGTGCGCCAGTGTTTGCCAGATTGTTTAGATTGGCTTGCTTTTGGATAATCCGCGCCAGAAAATCTTCGGTTTCTGCGTAAGATTCCCGCTGCATTGCGGAGATTTGCTCAAGATCGGTGCCGGGGGCTGCAATGCTGCGCAGTGCGTCCTCTGCTGTAATGCGCTGCAACTCCAGCGCGGCCAGCTTTTGGTCCACCATCGCTTGCGTTTCATCGCGCAGGGCTTCCGCATTGCGCAAGTGCGCCTCGGCCTCAGACAGCTTTGCCAACGCCGCTGATTGCGTCATGGTGTTGCCGTTGCCCATGAGCGTGAACAGCGCATTGGCCTGCCGGATTTCGTCGCCCATTGCCAAGGTTACGTTATCTGCCGCCACGCTTAGGTTGGTTTGCGCCGATGCAAAGTCACCAATTGCGCCGAATAGCCCGGTGATTGCGCTAATTGTGCCAGAAATACCCCGCACCAGCGCCGTAGCGGCCTGTGTGACGCCCCTAATGACTGCTGTAAGCCCTGCATCCCCCATGGCGAGGATAAGCCCCTCAGTGGCCGATTTGAGCGAGGTCATGTCGCCGCCGAGATTATCCCGCACGGTGTCAGCCATGCGCGTTGCTTCCCCATCCACGTTGCGCAGTTCATCCCCGAACTCGCGCAAGCGGTCGTTAGCCTCAACCAGCACAAGCGCCCCGGACGCTGCTTCGCGCCCGAAAATCTCCATCGCGTCGGCAGTGGTCAGGCCACGCTCCGACAGCGTTTCCATAATGTCGGCAAGGTCGTGCGTTTCCGGGTTCACGTCCTTAGCGGCCAAGCCATACTTTGCCAGTGCGTCGGTTGCCGCCTTGGTCGGTCCTGCCAGTGCCGCCAAGACCCCACGGAGCGCGGTGCCTGCCCGCTCGCCTTGGATACCCGCGTCAGACATTACCCCGATAGCCGCCGCCGTGTCTGACAGGTCGATGTTAAGCGCCGCAGCGATTGGCGCGACGGTCGACATGGCCCCGCCAAGCTGTGAAACGGTCGTATTTGCCCGCGAAGATGCCGCCGCTAGAACGTCGGTTACATTCGCCGCCTTATCAGCCTCAATGCCAAAGCCTGACATGATGTTTGAGGCAATATCCGCAGCCTGTCCAAGATCAATGGATGCCGCCGTGGCAAGGTTCAGCACGTCAGGGATAGCGGCCATGCCCTCGGACGCGCTAAACCCGGCCATTGCCAGATAGTTTAGGCCCGATGCCGCCTGTGTGGCGCTAAACTCGGTTGTGCTGCCTAAGTCCTTAGCGATAGCCCGCATGTTCGCCAGTTCGCCGGACGTGGCGCGGGATACCGCCGCCAGCTTCGACATGGAGCCTTCAAACTGGCTGATGCCCCGAATAGCGGTGCTGATTGCGCCGATGCTGGCAAAGCCTGCGGCAAGCGCAATGGTAGCGCGGCCCGCAGCCTTGGACATGCGCCCCATCGCGCCCTCAACCTTGGCGGATTTGTTCGTGATGCGGTCAAGCGCACTTTCGCCGCGCCGCGCCCCGCGCTCCATTCCCGATGGGTCAATATTCAGGCGTAAGACTGCCATAGATCATATTCCTTGTCGGAAGGGGGGCCGCTCACTTAGCGTGGCCGCGATTTAATGGGAGATTTGAGATGAAAAAATTAAGCGTAGGGTTTGTGGCCGCCGCAGCCGTTGTCGCGGCTGGCGTTGCTTATTTCGGCTTCGGGTCGCTCTGCACTGCATCGGGTGCACACCGCGCCCTGAAGGAATCCGTTCTAGATACGCTTAAGTCACCCGCGTCGGCGGTTTTCGCTGACACCGCGCGGATCGACGCGCCGACAAGCTGCTTTTACAAAATCAGTGGAGCCGTGGACGCACAAAACTCGTTTGGCGCGATGATGCGGATGACCTACAGCGGCACAGTGATTGATCGAGATTACAAGGTTTTATCGGTTTCCGTTCAGCAGTAGACACCCCGCGAACGGGATGCCCGAGGCGGGTATACCGGTTGCTTCAAACTACAGTTGACATCCGCCTCGCTGTCTCCTATAGTTTACACATGTTTGAAGTACTGCTGCACGAGCAATTCGCAAAGTGGCGTTCCGGCCTGAAGGATCAGCGCGCAAAGGTGAAAATCGCGCAGCGCATTGTACGCTTGCAGTCCGGCAACATGGGGGATGCGAAGTTCTTCGATGGCATCGGAGAGTTGCGCATTCATTCTGGCCCCGGCTATCGGGTGTATTTCTTCGAGCACGAAGGCAAGTTGATTGTCTTGCTCTGCGGTGGCGACAAGGGTTCGCAGCAGCGCGACATTGAGAAGGCCAAGCAATTGGCACTGGAGGTCCAAGATGGCTACGAAACTGACCAGATACGATCCCGCTGAGGATCTGGGTGATCCCAACGATCAGGCGGAGCTTATCGCCGAGGCGTTTGCAACAGGCGACCCCGCTTTCATTAAAGCCGCTCTAAACACTGCGGCGCGCGCCCAAAACATGTCTCAGATCGCCGAGCGCGCGGGGATTACCCGGCAGGCGCTCTATAAGGCGTTGAGTGAAGGCGGCGATCCCAAGCTATCGACGCTTCTGGGAGTCACCAAGGCGATGGGTATCCAGATCACCGCGCATTAGCCCTTTCCCACGCCAACTTAGAGGTCACACAATTCCTGCTGGGAATCAAGCTTTCGGGAGGTCGCCATGCGCATAGAAGTTGATCGCTTCACCTGTTCGGACGAGGACGGCGAGGCCTTCGTTGTCATTGTGCGACGAGAATTCATCGAAGTCGATTTGCTAACCGGGCCACCTGAGTTGGTGGGCGATGTGAGGGATTTCGTTTTAGAAGATGGTCGTGCAGTCACTCGTATCGACGGCAAAGACGGCACCTTTAAAATCGCAGGCACCAACAGGATACTTCACGCCATCGTTAACGATTAACGCCAGCCTACCCCTTATCCCCTGCCGCCCGCTCGGCATCGTCCATCGCGCCAACCATTCGGACCAGCCGCGCCCGATCCACCGGACACGTCAGGCCAAGAATGCCGTCCGCGTAGGCCATGATTTCGCTTAGGGGGATGGACCCTACCGCCATGCCTTGCTGCCTTGACCCGCGTAGGTGGGTGAAGGCGTTCCAGTAGAGCAGGTTTTCCGGCTCAACCGCGTTTGCTAATTCCGCCGCGCCCTTGGATGCCAGATATTCGACCTCCTGTGCCGAGTATTTCAGCGCCCAAGCCACGGCGGCTTTTAGTTTTTTGCTGTTTCCTCGTCGTCTTCTGCAATGGCCTTGCCCGCGTCGAGAATTTCCCGCTCAAGCCGGATCATCGCGGTTGCCAGTTCAGGAACCCCCCGCTGTTCATAGAGCGCAAGGAACGTGTCGCGGTCACAGGTGATGTTTGTCACCTCGCCCTTGTCGTTCTCGGTCTGGATATTGGACCGCCATTCAATCACGCAAGCGTCATAGAGGATGCCGAACCGCCCCCGGTTAATATCCTCAGCGTTGCGGCTGTCGGCCTTCACAAATTCCTCGTCGCTTTCAATCTTGCGCGACTTGCGATCCATCACGCGGGCGCGAAGGGCCAGCCTTTCGCCGCCCTCGATATACGCCGGGTTGATCGGCCCCCCGGCGCGGGCGTCCACCTCAATGAAGCACTCGCCACCGGGGCCAAGGTACTCAGGCAGGACCGCCCGGAATTCGACCGCAGGCAACTCGCGTGACTTGAGTTTAAGAGCCATTCTTTTTGGTTTCCTTTTTCGCCAGACCGGGCTTGGTTTGCAGGCCCATTTCCTCGGCTTGATCCTTGGTAATCGCGTCACCCTTTTGGAACGTGACCAGCTTACCGCCGATCACGCCCTCGAATTTCTTAACGGCAATCATGCCACGGACCTCGTAATGGTCAGGGTCGCGCCCGACGCGCTATCCCACTCAGGCAGGATTTCGACGTTTTGCATGACCGCGTTCCCGCTCATATCCAAGCTGGACGAACCAAAGCGACAGGCGGGGAAAAGCAGCGTGTATTTCTCGCCAGAGACAGACCCCAGCGGGACCGTGACCGCGAAAGTAGGCTCGCCACCGCTTCGTGCCGCGTTGTAGAGCGCAAGGAAATTGTCCTCGACGTACATATTGGCCGAGATCGTGGGCAGGAAGTCGCCCCGCGTTACGCCGCAAAGGTCATTCGAGCCAATGCGCGGCTGCACCTCGCGCTTTTCAAAGGCAAAGTTGATTTCCATCGACTGAATGCAGTCCAGCGGGTCAAAGCCTGCGAATGTGATGTTGCCCACATCGTCGCCGGAGGTGATCGGGTCGACATTGGTGGGGTCGGCATAGGTCGCGCCTGTGATTGCCGTGGTGGTGCCATCGTCAGAACCCCGCCCCAGCAGCGTGAGGTTCAGAGACGCCTCGCTACGCGCCTCAAGCGATAGGGTGCCGCCTGTGGCCTCAACGCCCCGGAACCGCAGCATCGTTGCTGTACCGCCTGCGCCTGCAAGCACGGTTTGCTCAACGGCAAGGGTCTTTTCCTCAATGCCATTTTTCAGCACGTCCGCAGTCCAAGACGCCTGCAACAGTGTCGCTAGCCAATCGTCATACGCGCCGTAAATCAGCGGTGTTTCTAGGGTGCCGTTGACCTCAATGCCATGGACCGCGTGACCGTGGCGCTGCCCCTTGGCAACCAGTGACCGCCCCGAAGTGATAAGCGGTGCCGATGTGAGCATCGCAGGGCGGTGCATTGTGGTAAAACCGGGCGTTGCGGGGATCGCCCCGGCGGTTGTCTCCGGCACATAGGCCGAACGGATGGTTGATGTGCTTGCGCCTGCCATGAGGTGCCTCCTTATTTCAGCGAGTAGCGCACGAAAGGCGCGATGACGTTGGTGATGTGAAAGGGTGCGTCTGCGAAGGACGCGGCGATGTAGGGGTGCCGACGATCCCCGAGTTGCGGCGGACTGAAGCGCACGAAGGCATCAGCCGTTTGCGTGATCGGAACGCCTGCGGTGTCCAGCGTGACGCCGTGGAAAAGGTCGGTGATCGTCTCAGCGTATCCGCGCCATGCGTTCGACCCTGCGCCGCCTGCGGTGTAGATCGTGACCGTGACCATGCCGACGTGATCCATGCGGTTCTGGTCACGCCCGATTGAGCCTTGGAGGACGGCCCCCGATTGGATGGTGAGGCGAACGCTGTTGACGGTAGGTTCGCCGCCTTGTCCGTCCCAGATAACGGGGGTTTGCGCGGCCCACTGCGCGGCGAAGTATCGTTCTATAGAGGCGCGTTCCAGTTCGTAGCTCATGACGCCTCCCGGCAGCGCGAAACACCCCGCTGAACGGGGCAATCTGCGAAATGTGAGAAATTACGGGTTGCGGTTAGATGCGGCTGCCGAGGCTGTTTGCGATTGCCTCAAGTTCGTTGACCGTGAGCGCCAAGACGCCACCCGGCGCCTGCTTTGACCAGCCGTTCTCAAGGCGGAGAGCGTAGGGCAGTGAGTTCTGCAAGTAGATCACCGGCCATCCATCCTTGCCAGCATATGACGCCAGCGCCTGCGCGTTCATCGCGCCAAACTCTGACAGTGACATAGTGGTGCGGTCAGACGGGCTGCCGATGGAGATCAGCCAGTTGGCGCGGAATGTGCCGATATCTACCGGGCTTTTCTCCTGCACCCCCGCCAGACCCTCGGTAGCGATGTAGATCACCAGCTCGCGCATCTTGTCCAGCATCGCCAACCACTCGCGATGGATTTCGATCTCGAAGTCGCGTGTCGCTTGGCCGGTCACCGCGCCACCACATAGAATAGCGAACCGGCTGCCACGATATCCTGCACCTTCATCACCGTGCGTGTCTTGCCGGCATAAGTGATCGACCAGTTCTCTTTCGGCGCGACCGTGAACCCCTCTAGCAGCACCAGCACCTCGGCAGGCCCGGCGATGTAGCCCTCGAACACGTCCGACACCGGCTTGGTGCTGTCTTCGACCACACGGCCCGGATTGCTTTGCGGTGTCTCGGGGTATGTCGCTGTCACCGGATCATAAGCGCCGCGCTCAACCCAATTCAGCGTTGCCGGGTGGATCGCGTCGGTGATCTTGGCGGCCACGGCGTCGAATGCCTTGGCGGCGATCCGGGCGACTGTCACCATGTTAAAACTCCGGTTTCTTCATGCGGTAGACCGCCGTACAGCGGCACTGAATGATTTCCTCAGCAGGCGCGCCGTGGCTGGTATCGCCGGGGAACTCCATCAGCCCACCTGTCAGACCCTCAAACAACTCGCCGTAATCCCGGCTCTCGCCATTCAAATGCCGATGACTGTCCCGCGTGCGGCCATCAGATGTCGCCAACCATTTCACAGTCATTCCCGACGCCAGCCCGGTGTCCATCAGCGTGCCGAATCCGTCATGCTGCCCCGCGCGCAGAGAGTTGAGCGTTTCCGTCCGGCTGATCGTCTCTGCCCGGTTTCGCAGCAGCCGCGCCTTGTGCGCCGCCACGATCTTGTCCAGCGTCCGGGCTGGCACCGCCCTGCCCTCCTTGATCGCGCGTCGCACCGTGACGTCGAACCGGCGGTCTGTGGTGGTGTAGCGCGGCTTGTTACCCTTGAAATACTCCGCCACCCGTTCAGGATCGCTTAGAATGTCCCGCACTCGGTCAGCCTGCGCAGCCCTTGGCCCGTCCAACCCCAGAAACCCGCCCTTGCGTGTCTTGCCGCCGGGAGTGATGCGGCCCACCATATCCAGCGCTTGCTTGCGCGGTGGGATGCCCTCGCTGATCCCCTTGCGGAAGATGTCGCGGGCCATGTCCAGTTGCTCAGCTTCCAGTATCTCCGACAGCTTGCCGGTGACGCGCTCAATCGCCCCAACCGCCCGCGGGTTGCCGCCGAAACCGAACTGCCCTCGGATCGTCAGCGGCAGTGTGGCCGCGACCGATGCGCCGCCTTCGATGTAGGTTGCCCGGATCGCCTCAGTCAGTGGAAAAAGGATCTGTTGGTTCATGCGCAGAAGGTCGACCGCGCGCTCGACGTTGCCCCGCCGTAGCGCCGCTTCCAACGAGTCAATGTCGATGATCTGCGACTGCGCCTGCACGGCTGCCATGAAGGCGTCACGCACCTTCGGGTAATTCTTCGTCAGCAGCGCGGCGATACGGCGCTCCTGTGCGGTCAGTCGTCGTGCCATGGGTTAGATGCGCCGCCCATCGGCATAGACGCGGATACCACGCCCGACCCATGCGAACATGGCGTCACCTATCCTCGCGCCCAACGCATCACTGCGAACAAATGGGTTCAGGATGCGGCAAGCCAAGATGCACAGCTTGATGCGGAGTTTTGGCATCTTCGTCGTCAGCTTCAATTCTGTCATGGCGGTTCCCTCTCTAACGATTCATCGGTTACGGCAAGCACCCAGAATTTCACACCACACCCATTCCGACTGCGGCTCACCCAGCACCGCCAGCCCGTAGGATGCAGCGATACCGGCAGCGAAAATGGCCGTGAGCAAGATGGTTTGTCGTGCCATGGGTGTCAGCCCCGCTGTGAGCGCCCCAACGCATAGGCGAGGCGAATATGCGCGTCCTGCGCGCCATAAATCGACGGTGGCGCAAGGGCCACGATCATCGCCGCAGCTGCGTTCCCGCGTTCAAGGTGGTGCGCTATGGATGCCAGTTGCGCCGGGCTGGTCAGCGGTTCGATAGCGCTAAGGAACGACGCTCGAAAGTCAGGCGGCATCGCGTCAATCGCGGCCTGGATGGTGGGTGGGATGTTTTCCAAAGGGTCAGCCGATACTCCACATACCGGCGCCACTATAAACAGGCTTGAGTAATCCCGCCAGCAATCCGTCGATCACGCTGAACACGGGCAGAGGCGCAGTGCCTTCACTGGCGGCGAAATACTCATTCTCAAACTCAACCGGGCCTCCAGTGGCGCTCTCTCGCTTCAGAACCTTTCCGGGTGTGTAATCCGGTGCCAGTGAACCCGGCGCAGAAAGATCCCGGATCGCGGCCTCGGTGATCGCGTATTTGACCTCATCAGGGGCGCTGTCATTCGCCCAATCAGTCAGCCAGCGGCCATTATAGGTCGCGGCGATGTACATCTGCCCGCGCTGCAAAGCGGCTGCCTTGGCCGTGTTATCACCGACCCACGCGGCATAGCCCATCAGCGAGGCATAGGTATCCGCCTCGGCAACGGTCAAAGCGGGGTCGGTAAACGCCAGCACGATCAGTCGTCCTTGACCACTTCGTCACGCTCAGCAGCAGTGACGGTTTCAGCGTCCTCGGGCATCAAAGCGTTGATCGCGTCAACGTCAGGCTTGCCGCCTTTGGTGTAGTCCTTCTCAGGGTCCAGCCCTTCGATAGCATCAAGGATCGCCGCCTTGCGATCCTCGCTGATGCCGCCAGTGGCTGTGACAGGCTCTTTGTCGTCGGTCTGCGAGATGGTCTCGTAACGGCCAGCCCAGCCCGCGGGGGGCTTGCCCTTGAGTGTGAACTCTTGACCGATGGGAAGCTCCCCGGAATTACCGAAGAGCCCCCCTTTCGTGATGCGGATGCGATAAGCCATCAGTTGACCACCTCGCTGTAGAATACGCCGCTGCGACCATTGCCGTCGCCGCGCACCTGAATGCCCATCGCACCCATGCAGAGGAACTGATGGTCATCGGTGGGGTTCAGGCGAACGCGCGGCGTGGTGTTGACAGCCATGCCGATCAGCGGACGGATGAAGCGAGCGCTCGGCACGAAGCCGAAGAACTCGTTGCCCGACAGCTTGTGCGTCACGACGATCTTGTTGATGCGGCGGTTCTTGGCGACGTGATCCATGATGGACCCCGGCTTGAGGCCAGCGGCACCGGAGTAGGCGCGATCCCAGTTGCGAGCGATCTCGGGCGAGATGTAGAGGTTCACCGGTGCCGAAATGAAGTTCGCGTCCATCATCGCGCCGAACGGGCCGACGAAGAAGGCGTCGATCTCATCGGGGGTGGTGGTTGGTGCTGTCAGATCGATGTTCGCGCCACCAGCGCCGGAGCCAAGGTTGATCGCCTTGGAGTTGGGCGCGGTACGGATGCCGTAAGCGCCGAAGCCCTCGATGTTGATCGTCGCGTCACCGTCAAGCGCGTAATCGACCATATCGCGATCGATCTTGTCCAGTGCGGCTTCGTTGTCGTCGGCCAGAGCGTCATAGCCCTCGCTTTGGAACTTCATCACCTCGCGCCACGAACGGCCATAGCCTTTCGCGAAGATGGTGATCGGCGCGCCGTCGAAGCCGTACTCGACCTTGTCAGTCGGCACCGGCACCTGACCAGAAACGGAGCGCACCACCTTGTCGCTCATGTCGCTGGACGTGCGGGCGATGGAGACCATCTTGCCGATGTTGACCGGGCGAGCCAGCCCCATCAGGTCGGACATGAACTCTTCGCCGCCATCATCGCGCATGATGCGAACGGTCTGCTCGTCCAGGTCGAACCAGAAGTCAGGCGGCAGGACCGTCTGAGCGTTGGCAACGGGATCAGCCGAATACCAGTGATTGCGGATGCCGGACACCTCATTCCACCACGCCTGGTGCGGGCGAGAATTGGTAATCAGGTCGTTATCAAAATAGCGCATCTGGTGATCCCCTTATGTCGCTGCGGTCAGGTAGCCGGTCGCAGCGCGGACGCTGACAAGCTGGTTTGACCCTGTGTTGTTGTTGAAGGTCTCGTTGGCCACCGCGACCACCTTGTCGGACAGCGCAGCCTTGACCAGAACGCCGCCGGCGCCGGGTGTTAGCGCGTCACCCTCGGTCAGGTCGTTGCCCGTCGCGACCAGCGCGTTGAACAATTGGCCGTCGACCATATCGAGCGCAACGGCCCGGCTGTCGGCTGCCCAGTCGGTGTCGATGCCGCGACCGGTCAGGTAGTTGTCCTGCACCAGCCAGACCTTGGCCGTGGTGGCAGCAGTGGCCAGCGCGAAGCCGTTGGTCGCATCGAAGGTCACCAGCGAGCCGGGCGTGAGCGCCACGCTTGCGAGCGCCTCCATAGCGTGAGGGGTCGGGTTGCTCACCGGACCCGAATAGATCGTATTATAGCGTGCCATTGATCAGGCCTCCTTTGCTGCGCCGGGTACGCGGAACTTGACGGCGGTGCCGGGATCGGGATCGGCTGCGCCATTGCCCACCGGTGCCGCCTTGCCGGGTTTGGCGTTGGCAGCCAGCTTGCGCAGGTTGGCAACCGGCAGCGCCTTGCAGTCGTCTTCATCGAGGATCGCTGCTTTGACGATGGTGTTCGTCAAGCTTTCGCGCTCAGCCTCTTCGGCTTCCTTTGCCGCGTTGGCCTGCGCTTCCTGAGCGTCGGTGAGGGTCTTCAGACCGTTGGTGACAGTGTCAGCCAGCGTGTCGATTTTGGTGTTCACCGCATCGAGTGCGGCCTTGGTTTCTTTGTCCATGGGATCCTCCTTTTGGACATCTTCGTTCGCCTCGGCGGAGCCGCCGGACATGATGCCCCGAAGGGCTTCAACCAGACGCGGCAAAAGCGCTTCACGCGCCTTCGCCTTGTCCAATCGCTCGGCGCTGTCGAGCAGATGCTCAGCAGCCCATGCAAGGTCATCCTCGGCCCAATCGACGCGCGAGTTGATGACGGTGAGTCCTGATTTGTTGACCAGCAGACCGACGCCTTCGTCTGGCGTGATCGCGCCCGGCTCATCCAACAACAGGGCGTTATGGTCCCACACGAAGTTGCGGCCGATCTTCTCAGCGGCATGCCCTTCCGGGGCGTCTTCGATGTTCATGTAGAGGCCGGTTGAGGTATGGATCGGCTCGCCCTTGTTGATCGCTTCGAGCAGGCGCTGACCGTTGGCGTTCTCTGCGGCGCGATCCTTGTAGATCACCACGTCGATCGCGATCCGGTCATCCACCCGGCGGGCGTTTTCGTTGAAGGCAAACACGCCGTTTTCCGCCACGGCCACCGGATCAGCAGCGTTGAGGAACATGCCGTCTTTCTGCGGATGCCCCAACGGCGCGTGGGTGCCGTTCAGCCCTTCAAACGACTTGTCGATCTCATCCTTGCCGTAGAAAATACCGTTCAGAATGGTATCGTCTTTGATCACGTAGGATGGGACGATCATCACGTTGTGGCCGTTGCGGACCTCATGCCGAATTGGCCCGACAGCATTGCTGCGAGCGTGAACCAGTGCTTTATTCATCGTCGTCATCCTCTCCATCATCAACCGACAGCCCTTCAGGGTGTCCCGCAGCGCGCCTAATTTCGGTTGCGGTGAATACTTCGCCCGCCTCGGACGTATTGATCTCAGACATAGTTTTCGCCCGCGCCATCATGGCGTCGGGGCCGTCATCCAGCAGCGAAGCCCACTCGATCCGCCATGCACCCGCAGGCAGCGTGCCAGCCTTCTGAAACCGCTCGATCAGCGTCATGATTGCCGGGGCGATCTCGCCGGACCGGCGGGCCTCGTTCGTGCGCGCCCAATCCTTGGCGTCTTCCGTGCTGGCACGCTCGCCGGTGATCATGCCGATCAGCACCTTGAACGGAATCCGCATCGACGCCGCGAAGGTCATCACGCAGATGTTCCAGAACTCCTCCGGCTGCGGCAGCGTGATGTTCGGAAACTCGGTTTTCATCTTCGACAGCAGCAGGGACGCGTCGAAGCCCGACGCCCAGGCCTTCACCACCTCGTTCAGCTTGTCCGTCAGTTCGGCCGGGTCAATCCCCATGCCGCGCGCCATTTCCTCGAACCCGTTACCATCCTCCATCGAGATGACCGGCGCGTTCTTTGCGGTCTTGAAGAAACCTTCCGCCCCAGCGCCGCTGATTTTTTCTGCGTCAAGCATGGCATTGTAACCCGCCTCAAGCTGGGAGCGGTCGTTGATCGTGCCATCCCGCGACAGGATCAGAACACGGTCGGGATGTACCTTGAAACGACGCCGCGGGCCGGCCGATGTCGTGTCGCTACCCACAGCGTTCTCGGCATACTCCCACATCGTGGGCTCGCCGTAGGTTTCCGAGGTGGTGTCGGTGTCAAACTCAGATGGGCGCAGCTGGTGCTGCCAGCATGGGATTGCCGCGAACAGCTTGGTGATGCCCACCGCCTTATCCAGAGGCTCGTTCATGTTCTTGTCGTCGGAGAACCGTAGGACCAGCCCGCCATAGTCACCCACGATGGATCGCGCATCGGCCTCTGCAAACTGCTGCCAGAAGCGAATACGCGCCAGATGCTCCGAGACCGCCTTCTCAGTGCTGCTCAGTTCGTCGTCTTTGTCGGTGGTGCGCAGGATCGGCACCGATTGCCACGTCTTCGACTTGAACGCGTTGACCGCAGCAGCCGCTAAGCCGTTCCGGCGATACATGCGCAGAAGGTCAGGGAACGTCAGGCGCTCAGGCCAGCCGTATTCGTCAGCATGCACCCGCTTGACGTTCGACAGCGTTGCGAAGTGCTCGGGGAACATCCCGGCCAGTGTTCGTTGTGCCATCAGCGGCGCCCTTTCGGGATGCCGAAGCCGACGAAAGACCCATACCCGCCCAGCATGTCAGCAATCGCGTCCATCATCGGGTCAATCTGGTCGTCAAAGCCGGTGCCGAGGCCGTCAAATGTCTGCATTTCATACCTCAGGCTTTCGGTGAACGGCGCATCTTTGGGCAGCCAAACCTGCCCCGTGGCAATCCATGGGGCGGCGTCTAGCCCGCGCGTGTACTTGTCTTTAGTGTTGCGCTGGATGCCCTGAACCGGGATGCCCTTGCGCTGCAATGTCTGGATCAGGCCGGTGCCTGAAACCTTATCCTCAACCCATAGGCCGCGAACATTCCGCCCGGCGTCCTTGTGCTTTTGCCAGAACGTCAGCGCCGTCTTTTCCAGGTCAGGCGCTTCCCACTTGCCCCGTACCAGATCAATCAGACCAGCACCGCCGCCCTTGAACTTGGCCCAAAGCTCGATAACCGAATAGTCGTTCCGCTCGCCCGTCTTTTGCGCCGTGTCCGCGTACATGCGGTAATAATCGATCTCCGGAAGATCATCGGCGGCGTACCAGCGCACCCCGCTCATATCGAACAGCGCACCCTCAGCCGATACCGGGCGCTGCATGTACTGGCTGGCGAAGGTGTAGGCGTCGGCCTTGATGACCTCGATTTCCTCGACGCTGTGCTTCTCCGACCAGAGCGGCCCGTCCGGCAGATCGTGCGGCACCGGGCGTCCGTGCGTCCATTCCTTGGGGTATTCCGCCGACTGGTCGATGATGACCGGTAGGTCGAGGTGATCCCAGACTTCGCCGGTCCCTCCGGTCAGTAGGTGGCCCACGAAGTCGTCGCTGTGCAGCCGCTGCATAATCACCACGATAGGCACGGCATCATGCGCCAAACGGCTGCGGAACGTGTTGGTAGCCCTTTTGTTGACCGATGCCCGTTTCGTCGGGCTGAAAGCATCGTCCGGCTTCAAGGGGTCATCGACCACCAAGGCGCCGGTGAAGTTATCCTTGTCCATGTAACCAGCGCGGAACCCTGTGATCGGGCCACCAGCGGCCTTGGCCAGCATCCCGCCGCCTTGCACAGTCTTCCAGCGATCCTTTGCGCTGGTGTCTGACTTGATCCCCACGGCGGCAAGCTCACCGAACTCAGGAAGCTCGATCAGGCTTTTGATCTTGTCGCTATTCTCGCGCGCCAGATCGTCTGAGAAGGTGGCGTGGATGAAGCGCGCAGCCGGGTTGAGCATGAAACCCCGGGCGATGAAGTTGACCACCGCCATCTCGGTCTTGGTGTAGCCTGGCGGCAGCGTGATAATTAGGCGGCTGATCTCGCCCGCATGTACCTGGTCGAGGGTTTGGCCGATGACGCGGTGGTGCGGTCCCTCGATGAGCCCCATCCCCTCACGCGCCGGGAAGTGGTAGCGCGCAAAGCCGAGGTTACTCCGCCTCGCCCACTCCTTCTGGATCTCGTGCTTTGTCGGTAAGGCGTTCAAGCTGGGCTAGCTCCTCATCCGACAGGTTGGAGAGAACCACGGCGGGCGCGGGCGTCATGCTGCCGTCCGGGCTGGTGACTTCCAAGCGGCTTGGCTTATCCAGCCCCAGCAGTTTGATCTTGGCTGATGTGGCTCCAACCATGGCCGCTGCCTGCCCCTGAACCTTCGCCACGCCCCTCGCCTCTTCAAGCTCCTCCATCGCCTTATGGCGGGTGTAGATCGAAAGCTGCGCCGCCTGCTCAGAAAGCGCCTCGAGCCTTTGGGCTATCTTAGGGTGATCAAGAAGCTGGCTGGCTTCGACATAGATCCATTCATCACGGGCGTTTTCTTCAACGTCATACGCTCGGCGGTATGCCTCAGCGGCATTGCCGGTCTCGAAATAAACCAGCGCAAACGCCTCTTGCTTTCGCGTCAGTTCGCGCCCGGCCATATCCGCCTCGTAAAATGTTTGTTGAATTGCAGTAGCACCCGGCAACAAAGGCAGGGTGCTGGTTCGCCTCTACCGTCAAAGCGGGTTGGAGGGTCAGCCGCATTGTGCGCGGTTGCCCTGAACATACCCGATGCGGTGTCATCGCGCAATACGTTGTATCGCCTCAACGCTGGTCTCACCTTCGATACGGCCAATTGCACTGATCCCGCGATACCATACCCTGCCCATTTCTGACCGCACCACATCGACGCAGAACCCGCTAAGCGGCCCGCCACTGAGCGTCACGCGCTCCCCGACATCGGGTGTCAGCGCAGCGATGCGCTCCGCCTCCTGACGGTCAACTTCGGTCGGCAACCCCATCATGCGCATCACGTCAGCCTCGCGCACATTTACCGGATAGCCACCCAGTGAGAACACGCCTGTGATCACCCGACGCTGGCGCATCACATCCCACTGCGGTGCGAACTCAAACTTCGCATAGATGATCTGGCTGATCATGGGTGCGGTGAAGTCATACCGCTTGCCCCGAATATGGCGAACCCGATCCACAGTCGGATAAAGTACCTCCACACCGGCCCCCCTGAGGGTTTCAGCAGCCTTAGCTTCCTGCTGAGGAGCGACGACCAGCGCATGCCACTTCGGTTTACTGAGCGGTCTGCCCGTGAGGCCACGAACGGACCGAAAGGGCCATGGATCGCCGATCTTCAATTTCGTCATGCTCTGCCCTTTGTGCCTGTGGTGTCTGTGTGGGTCACTCCGATTGCCACCCGCTTGTCAGTGAAAGCCCTTCGCCGTCACACTCGCCCACACAGATATGCAGGTCGGTGATATCCATCGCGGCCATCGCAAGAATGCCGATGAGCAAGCCTGCCCAGAAATGTCGCCGCAGAATTTGGGGGAATAGGAACTTCGCTGCCTCGCTGTCGGTGTAGCCCTTCTTGTCGAGATTGATCCATTTGTCGCTCACCCCACCGCCCTCCGCTTAACCGCCGCAATCCCGTGCTGCACCGTCGTGTGATCCCGGTTAAACACGCGCCCGATGCGCGAAAGGCTGTACCCCTGTTTGAAAAGCTCCGACATGCACTCCTGCCGCTTGTGCGCCACCTCGTGGATGCGCGTGGGGCCGAAGAAGTCCCGCGGCTTGATGCCGTTGTGCTGGGCGAAGTTATTCGCGAACTCCGTCGGGTCACTGGGCCGGGCAAGCTGCGGGTTGCACTGCGCTGCCCAGAAGTAGGCGGTCTGCATTTCTTGCGCTGTGATGGGTTCGATCATGCGATGCCCTCTTCGGGTTGAGCGAAATATGCCCCCACCACATCGCCGTACTTGTCCTGCAACATGCCGTAGGCGTCATGCGAGTAAACTTCGAGAAACTTGGCCACGGAAGACCGGCGGTAATTGTCCATCACTTCGCGCCCCACCAGCCCGCCAGAAACCAGCGACCAAGCTGAAGGCCCCCAGACCCACGATTCCGGCACGGGCTGCCCAGCGTTCATACGATTAGCCATCTGATGCTTATCATCGGCTTGGAAGGTCTCCACGCGAGCGCCGCTGACAGACGCGCTGCGCGGCATGGCATCCACAAACTCGGATTGCACCGGCCAAGCATAGCCTTTGTGGCTGTCGAGAACCGCGGTGAAGGTTTTATCGATGTTGCTCTCGTACTGGGCCGCATCGGTGACCGGCAGTCGGCGAGCGAAGGCCTCTGCGATGTTCTGAACCTGCGCCTTCATGGCGTCGTCGTCCAAACCCCTCGGCGGCACAAAGCTGCTGAGAAAACTAACCAGCGCCGATTTGGCCTTCGCTCTGCGTTCATCAAACTTCATCGCTTACCTCCTTCAAAATTCTCTTTGATCGTGTGAAACCATTCTCCCTCCTCTTCCCCCTTTGGGGGTTAGGGGGTTCTTTCATGGATGGTTCTCTTTGGTTTGGGCGACGGTGTGTCGCCCCATGGGGTGACGGTGTGTCGGGGGTGGGGTGACAGACTGTCGGGGGTGACGGTGTGTCGGGGGTCATATCTTGTGTGTTGATCTCTACATCTTGTGTTGAGGGGCGACCGCCTGTCGGGGGTGATCCTTTGGCGAGAGGCTGTTTTGCGACCGTATCAAGCAAGATTTTGTACTCGATGGTTTCCCCATTCCGGTGCTTTCGGGTGCCGATTTCAGATACAAAACCAGCGTCGATTAGAGTCTTGATCGTGCGCTGAATTGTGCGCTCGGTCGTCTCCAACTCTTTCGCCATGGTGGCCTTGGAAGCCCAAATGCCGGAACCGTCATCGCTGGCGAAGTCCGCCATCAACAGGATGATGGACTTGCCTGTGAGGCCTACGCCGAGCCGCCTGCTCCGGACCAATGATGAGACGTGGTTACTCATACTGCCTCGAACTTCTCTTTCTGGTTGCCCCATGCATCCCAGCCCTTGCGCGGCCTCCGGGCGAACATTTCTAGCTTGCGGTGATCGGGCCAAACGGCGTCCACACGGTCCTGAAAATACTCAGGCTTGCGTGAGTGCTCGCGGGTGGGTGCTTCGACCACCGAGTCCGGGAACGGGGCGGTGCCAGGCCAGGGAAACTTCCCGCGCTTGGCGATGATTAGGATTTCGTGCCGATTGCGGGCCCAGTATCCGGTCGCGATGCGGGATTTTACCCAGACCATCTGGCTCACGTATTTGAAGCCCCATGCGTTCAGCACAGGCATTGAACGGGCCATCATCGGGGCGGTGGTCCACATGAACAGCAGTGCCTCCTTGGCTGCCCATTCCTTGACCGGCAGCGCGCAGATTTCGGCGTCGGTCATGCACTCGTAGTGGCGCATGGCATTGCGGCCCGGCTTGGCCTTGGAGTTACTGGCAAACTTCCACGGCGGGTCTGCGAAGATGATCTGGTAGTCGCTCATGTCTCGACCACCCGAAAAACCACCTTACCCACCGGATCACGGCCAGCCCAAACCCTCGGAAAGTCCACGCGGAATTCCTTGTCATCACACCCCATGGCGTCAGCGATCCCGTCGATGTAGGCCTTCATCCGCCCGTGCATGTTGTGAACGTCGCCGCGAAAGGCCTTGGGCCAATATTCGACGTAGATCACGGCATCTGGGGTGCATTTGACGCGGGGCTTTTCCAGCGCCAAAGCTCGTGCCAGACTGCGAGCGGTTTTCGTGGCTGTCGCCTTTGGCCACCAGCTACCCTTCGCGTGGGGTTGCAGTGCCTTGGAGGGCCATGGCAATTCGATCACGCGCACGCCCATTACCGCCCACCCCTCGCCAGTATCTCATGCGTGACGGTGTACAGACGCTGGCGCAGGGCGATGATGCCCGCGCGGCCTTGGCGGCCCTCGATGCGGCGCAGAATGGAAGCGCGCAGGGTATGCAGGTCAGTGAGGCTCATGGATCTATGACAGCCCCGCCAGCCGATAGGTCTGCGACGGCGCTTCGTCTGGGAACAGTCCATCGCGCACCGGCTCGATATGATCGCTCAGCCGCGCGAACGTGGTCGCCGTTAGAGCACCCCCCCCCCAGAAGGTTGTAGCGGGTGCGATCCGATAGCTTGGTCGGGTCTGCGAGGGTGACCATGATCCGGTCACCGCTTTTCAGTGCGGTCAGCGCCGCTTCAAATCCTACGCGCGCCATCAGGAACCCAAAGCCTCGCGATACATCTCCAGCACCGCCTGATCTTCCGCCAACTTGTCGGGATCGGTAGCCCGCTCTTTAATCAGGGTGCGGATTGGCCGGGACATGTAACCGCGGCTCTTCAGTTCCGCGAAAACCTCTTTTTCCTGCTCTTTGATGTCGGCTTGCTCAGACCTCAGCCGCTCAATGCGCTCAACAAACTGGCGCAACTCGCTGGCTGCGACACGCTGACTGTCAGCCTGGTCAATTGGTGAATTATCCATCTTGTCGATCTCCTGAAAGTTTTTCACTAACCCTTGGGTTGCGTTCTCTTCTTCCCGTCAACAGCCATGCCCAGCCCGCGCACGAACCGTTCCCTAAGCTGGGTGGTCGCGTGTGATTTGGTCGACTTGCACGGACACGGCTGAAGCGCGACGCGCAGATCGTGCACCTCTTCGACGGGGATGGTGACGATGACGTAGTCGCCCTCGCGCCTCGCGCTGGTCATAGCGCGCCCCCGATTTTCTTGAGCGCATCGCTGACCGCTGGCCGCGTGCATCCGATCCGGCGGGCGACCTCGCTGCGGCTCAACCCTGAACCCAGATAGGGCCGCACCTTCTCAGCCACGTTCTTTTGGGAGAAGCGCCGAGGGTCGGGCTTTTCGCCCCATGCGATCCGCACGGCCCGGTTCTCCGCTGCTGCAAGCTGTTGCGGGGTCATGCATCCACCCCCAACTCGCGCAAAGAACGATTGCGCTGCGCTGAAGCGGCAGCCACATATCCCGGCTGGCTGAATTCCACGTCCTGCGGCAGGCACTCCCAACCACGGCGCGCCATGATTGCGGACACTGCGCGGTCGGACAGACCAACCTCGTCGGCGATATCCTTGTGGGTGCAATCCCAATCGACAGACGTACCCGCCCGCCAAACAAGGAACTCATTGGCCCGGGCGCTCATGCTGCACCTGTGGGAAAAGCCCGCGACGGCGAGACAAGTGCCGCCGCGGTAGTCCAACAGGGAGAAAATGCGCGGTAGTCCCGCCGCGCGTCGGATGGGGTGATAATCATTGTGCAGCCTCCAGCGCTTCACGCAGCCGGCGCATCGCAGCTTCCGCCTCACTTGCCTCGCGGATCGCCTCGGTCAGATCACCATCGGCGGACTGGGCGGCAGACAGCGCAGCAGAGATAGCCTCGCCCGCCTCTTTCGACGCGACACCCGATGCCGCATAGAGGCAGGCCGCAGCCGTGGGCCCATCCGCGTTCATCCGGCGCGCCAGCATCCGGCTGACCGGGTAGCGGGCGGCGGCATCCTCAAGGGCAGCCACATCCTCAACCGGCCAGCCCAACTGACCCGATAGCCGCTTCGACAGCGTACCTTTGCTGACGTGGCCGTGTGTCCGTGCGTTGATCGTTTCCGCCGCGGCGTCGAGGCAGCCGAACGTGCCGTCGATCAGTGCGGCCATTTGGGCATTCACCAGCTTGCGAAGGTCAGGCATGTGCAACCTCGTTTCCTTTGAGATCAGCGCAGCCCGGTGCAGGCTCAGCGCATGACAGGGTGTTTTGATAGAGAGGGAGAGAGGGGCGCGGCATTAGGCGGCGTCACCAAACACATCGGTCAGATCAGGTCGAAGATTTCCAACCGAAACTCCGAGAGCGTCCGCGAGTGCTTTCACCCGCGATACCCCGATCTTCCGTTGCTTGGCCTCGATGAGGCTAAGATGAGCGCGGGAAATACCTGCAGCCTTGCAGACATCTGCTCGCGACAACCCGTTCGAGTTGATATGTTCGGTAATATCCATGTCAGTTTTTTACACTATGTGAATTTAGTCCGCAATAGGGATTTTACATAGTGTTTATGGTCGGACCACCGACGGACGGGCATACACATGGGATGAAATTCAACATCCGTGAGCGGCGGAAGACCGCAAGCCTGACGCAAGAGGAGGTCGCTGACATGCTTGGCATATCGGTTTCGCTCTATAATGGCCTTGAGTCAGGCAAGCGCAGGATGAATGAGACCTACCTTGAAGGTCTGGCAAATATCTTCCGCGTATTTCCTTCCGACCTAATCATAGAAGAGCGCCCCACCGTCGCCATAGCTGGCGCAGTCGGCGCTGGCGCGATGGTCCCGGTGTTTGACGCCTACGAGAAAGGTGGCGGCCCGCAGGTCGAATGCCCGCCTCAGCTATCACCGCACGGCATCGTCGCGGTCGAGGTCCAGGGTGACAGTATGGAGCCCGTCTATTCGGCTGGCGATCTGCTTTTCTACACGCGCGAGTCCGCTGACGGCGTTCCAACCGACGCCATAGGCCACCGCTGCGTTTGCGAAGACATGAACGGCATGGGCTGGGTTAAACAGGTTCGTGCAGGCTCCGAGCCGGGGATGTTCAACCTGATCTCGCTAAACCCCGGCGCCGATAACCAGCATGACGTAAAGCTGAAATGGGCCGCGCGGGTGCGGATGCATTTACCGGCGGATATGGCGCGGCGGGCCGGGTAGTGCCTGGCTGGTCTGAATTTATTTCTTGGGTTGAAGCCCCAGCGGCCTATAACTGGATCACCTTGATAGGCGTTGCTGGGGGGCTTATGACCGCCGTTTTCACAGGATATTCCGCTGGAACCCAGTGGGCTGACCGCCGCAAACGCGTGATTGCGGAATGGGATAGTCATTTATCGAATGGCATCTTGGTTGTGACGTGCAGCATTACCAACAAGACCAAAGGGACCATTACCGGCGAGGCCGTGGAGGCTTTTAAGTTCTCGCCTGAAATCAGGGTTTCTGGCGCGCACGAAAAGCACAAGTCGTGGGGAAAGAACCGCGCTCCGCTGAACCTTGCGATCCCTCCTGACCAAGCAGACCGGTTTTCAGTCTCCATAACGGCGGACCCGGACCAAGTACGCAAAGCGATGAACCGTTATTCATCTCGGCTCAAGGGATGGATCTCTAGGGCGTTGTGGTCATCGCTGCACTGGCGGGTCCCGCTTGGTGCGTCGATCTCCATTCGCGTGACACTGCGGCGCAAGTCCTCAGAAATGCGGCCAATCCGCGTCACACATCGCATCAGGATGAACGAGGTAATTGTAATGCATATGGAGCAAAACAGGGACGCCAAAGCGGCTGCTAAATAGGGCTCCATTACCTAACCTCCGCTCAGAGCAGCCCAAAGAGCCAACACTAAGGCCACCAGAGACAGTCCGAATCCAAACAGTGATCGGTTTCTATTCTTTACGGCTTGCCGATATGCAGCCTCTGCGCGCTCGCGCCCTCCATCTACGTCGATCACAATATCCACCCTCATTTAAGCCCGCCCCAGTGGCGGGTTTTTCTTTGCCCGATGCCGTTCTGGTAGGGGTGTTGTAGCATGGGGTGGCGCGCTCTGGCATTATAAAATTCACACTGTGTAAAATTACCGCTTGAACTGTTATTTTACACAGTGTAAATATTCTCCATACCAACCCGGTAATGGAGATGACCATGCAAGCCCGCAGCACCTTCGAGACCCTCGCCCGCAACGCCGCGTATGTCGGCAGCGTGGCGGCTGTCAGCTACCGCACCGATGTGTGCGCCGCTGATGGCACATGCACCCCAGCCAGCGACACGCAGCACGACTTCGACGCTGGATATGACGACTTCGTTGAGAGCCACAAATGGTGGCCGCACCAAGACCTGATCTGCTGGGAGATTGCCTCCGACGGGTCCGCGACGGACGTGACCGATCGCATGATCTACGAGCACGAGTTGATCTGCGAGCAGCGTGGCATCGATCCGGAGTGGGGCGCATGAAGATCACCTCCCTCCTCGGCGCCGAGTGGTTTGACCACATCTTCGCTCGTCGCAAGCCTGAGCCTGTCGATGACTTCCGTGATGTGCTGGATGACCTGTGGGCCGACCGTGAGGCGCGGAAGGATGCGGAGACACGCCGCGCCATCGCTTTCGATCTGGAGTGCGGATGATGGGCATGATTGAGGATATCCGCGATGATCGTAAATCCGGAATGCCCGACCTCGGAGGATGGGCATGGTTCGGAGGCCGAGACGACCTTTACCTTGCCACGAACCATGGCGGCAGACGGTATGTCATGGGATTTAAGCGCAAGGGTATGCGCTCTGCCCAGCCCACGTTCCAAATTGGCGGCATCATGCACGGCGCCATTGACGACCTCACAGAATACGCCGTCGGAGATGGTGCAGCGCGGGGGCAGGCAGAAGCCGACAAGGACCCAAGCGTTTACCGGATGGACGTTAAATCTGTTGACCACCCTGACGCCCGCCGCATCGCCCGCGTTCCTGACATGGAAGCCGCGCTGCTTGCTGCGGAGGAACTGGCGACAGACCTGATGATAACGGCCAACAATGCAGCGGACGCGGCCAAGACGGACCCCCGATGGGAAGTCGTTGCCGAGAAGCTGCGCGCACGTCTCGCAACCTACCGCGCCGCGACCGGGGGTGCAGCATGATCACCCAGTCCCACCCATCCCCCGAGGTGCAGCGCCAAGAGCGCCAGCAATCCCCTAAGCCCCGCGCCCTGCCCGTCCACATGTTCATCGCAGGCCTCGCCCTGTCGCTGGCTGGACTGCTGGGCGGTCACTTCGCCGCCAAAGGCATCGCAAATGCCGCCCATTTCAACGCGAACCATTTCATCGAAGGAGCTTTCGAATGAACGATCAGACCCAAATTGAAACCGGAACGGCGCTTGCTCTGCCATCTGGCAGCAACCTAACCGCAATGTTCGCCAAGCCCGAGCAGGTTGATGACGTAATCAGTCGCATTGAGGCTGAGGCTCGCAGCCATGCGCCAGACCTGTCGACTGCCAAGGGGCGCAAAGCTATCGCCTCGCTGGCCCATACGGTCGCACGCAGCAAAACTACGCTCGACGCCGCCGGAAAGAGCCTCACCGACGATGCACGGAAGCAGATTTCGGTGGTAGACGCCGAGCGCCGGAAAATCCGTGACCGCCTCGACGCCCTGAAGGCTGAGGTTCGCAAGCCTCTCGATGACTGGGAGGCCGCTGAGGAGAAGCGCGTTGAGCGCCTTAAAAATGCCTTGCAATCTCTCACACCCGCGCCGGTTCAGATGCTCGACACGGAAACCATCACTGCCGAGATCGACCGCATCAAGGCAATCACCATTGATGATGGCTGGGCCGAATACCAAGAGATCGCCGATGCCAAGAAAGAGCATGCGCTCACCGATCTGGCGCAGTGGTATGACGCCGCGAAGGTTCGTGAGGATCAGGCCGCGGAGTTGGCTCGCCTGCGCGCCGAAGCCGAGGAGCGCGCTCGGAAGGATGCCGAGGAAGCCGCGGCGAAAGAAGAGGCGGAGCGTCAGGCTCAGGCCAAAGCCGAGCAGGAACGTCTGGCTGCTGAGAAAGCTGAAGCCGACCGCATCGCCGCAGAAGAGGCCGAAGCCCGCCGGATCGAAGCTGAGAAGGTCGAAGCCGCGCGCCGCGAGCAAGCCGAACGCGATAAGGTCAAAGCTGCTGAGCGCGCCCGCAAACAGGCGGAAGAGGATGCCGCGCGCCGTGAGAAAGAGGCCGCAGAGCGCCACGCCCGTGAAATAGCCGAAGCAAAGCAGCGCGAAGAAGCCGCGGCCCAGCGTGAGCGCGACCGGATTACTGAAGAGCAGCGCCAATCTGATGCGGCCCGCGCCAAGCGGGAAGCTGATCAGGCGCACCGGGTCCGCATACGCAACGAAATCGCCGATAGGCTCAAAACGCTCGATGCTGGCAACTGGTTTGCGCTGGCAGATGCTCTGATCGACGGCAAAGTACCGCACACGCGGGTGACGCTATGAACCAGATGAACTTAACCTCGGGCGTCTACCGCGACCTGTCAGACGATCAATACCACGCCGACCCGTCCGACCGCCCTAGCCTATCGAGCACACTCGCCCGTGTGCTGCTGAACCAGTCGCCGCTTCATGCATGGGTGCAGCACCCGAGGCTGAACCCGAACTGGGAACCGACCGACAAGAAGACCTTCGACATTGGCCGCGCGGCTCACCGGGCGGTGCTGGGCAGGGGTGGCGATTACAAGGCAATCCCGTCTGATCTGCTCGCCTCCAACGGTGCAGCCAGCACGAAGGCTGCGAAGGACTGGATCGCGGAGGCTCGCGCCGCTGGCATCACGCCCCTGAAGGCCGAAGAGGTTGACCAGATCGGCGAGATGGCCGCGATTGCTGCGCAGCGCATGGCCGACAACGGCATCACGCTAGACCCGGCGAACTCCGAAGCTGTGGTGCTGGCTGAGATCGGCGGTGTTCCTTGCCGCGCCATGGTGGACAACGCGCCGACCGATCCATCGCAGCCGCTCTATGACTTCAAGACCTGCGTCGACGCCTCGCCAGATGCCTGCGTCCGGGCCGTGATGAACTACGGCTACGATGTGCAGGCCCGGCACTATCTCGACTGCTGGAAGGCCGCGACGGGCGAGGATCGGCTGTTCAGGTTCATCTTTCAGGAGAAGACCGCGCCCTACGAGGTCTGCGTCGTGCAGATGGGAAATGAAAGCCTGATGATGGCGTCGAAGAAAACCGCCCGCGCCCGCGAAATCTGGGGCCATTGCACCCGCACCGACCACTGGCCGGGCTACCCCGATGGGGTGGTCAGCATCGAACTGCCCGAATTCTACCACGCGAAGTGGCTGGAGCGCGAGAGCGCCGAGGCCGACCACAAGCGCCATTATGGTCGCGACGTGCTGGATGCCGCTGGCCGCTGGCAGGCACCGGAAGGCTGGGCCGCGCAATGATGTGCTCAGTTGCCTCATGTGACCGGGATGCTGTCGCCAAAGGATTTTGCAAGCTCCACTGGCATCGCAACCGGAGGTACGGCGATCCTGTTGCTGGATTCTACCAAGAAGGTGAAGGCCCGGACTGGCTAGCAGAACACGTTCATCATCAAGGTGATGAGTGTCTAATCTGGCCCTTTGGTCGAAATGGCAGAGGGTATGGCGCAGTAGGCCAGGACGGTGATCGCGTTGGCGCGCATCGTGCGATGTGCATCCTTGCTCACGGCCAGCCGCCGACACCCGAACACCACGCCGCGCACTCATGCGGAAACGGCCACCTTGGGTGCGTCCACCCAGGTCACCTTTCATGGCGAACCCCCGCAGAGAACCAGCAGGACCGGCTCAAGCACGGAACATCGTCACGCGGCACAGGCAATGCCTGCGCCAAGATCAATGAAAGCCAAGTTCGAGAAATTCGGAGACGGCTGGCCTCTGGAGAAACGAACGTCTCAATCGCCGAAGATTACGACCTAACCCATTACGCCGTGTCCGCGATCAAACGTCGCAAGACATGGGCGTGGCTAACATAGGAGAAAGCCATGAGCGTTATCCGCTTCACTCCCGTTTCCGAGATTACCGAACCCCTCAACCTTGCGATTGGCCTGTCGGGTGGTTCCGGCACCGGCAAGACATACTCTGCCCTGCTAATCGCCCGCGGCATCGCCGAAGTGGTCACAGGCCGTAAGGGCGCGCCTATCGGGTTCATCGACACTGAGAACCGCCGAGCGCTGCATTACAAGGCGGCGTTCCCTGAAATGGTTCACTGCGACATGCGCGCCGATGATGAGAACGGCAATATCGTCGGGTTCGGCCCTGAGCGCTGGATCGAATACATCGACGCCGCAGAGGCTGCAGAGCTTCCGGTGATCGTGATCGACAGCTTCAGCCACTCGCACGAAGGCGTCGGCGGTATGCTCGACCTTCATGCCACCACGCTGGACCGTCTGGCCGGTGATGATGCAAACCAGCGCGACAAGCGTTCGCAGCTGGCTTGGGCCGAAGTGAAGCCACGCTTTCGCCGCCTGACGGACCGGATCATCCGGGCCAAGACCAACATCATCATTTGCACCCGCGCCAAGCCTGTGATGCAGCGCGGCTATGGCAACAGCGCGAAGAACGCCCGCCCGACCAAGCTGCGCCGCGAGGATGTGCCATGGGATATTGCCGGTGACGCCTCCCTGATCTTCGAAATGACTACACAGATCATCCTTGATCCATCGGCGCCGGGTTGTCCCGTTCACCAGATCAAAGTAGCCGACCAGTTCAAAGCCATGCTCGATCCGCGCCGCCCGATGGGCGTTGAGACAGGCCGCGCCATGGCAACCTGGGCGAAGGGCCAAGGTGACGCGCAGGCACAGAAGGAACTGCTCGACGCGGCCCGCACCATCGCCCGCACTGGGAAAGAGAAGTTCACCGCCCACTGGCAGAGCCTCGACAAACCGCAGCGGGCTATCGTGGCAACCATCATGGATGAATTGCAGCAGTTGGCGGTTGAGGCTGACGCGGTGCAGGACGTTGACGATGAGGATCCATTCGCCAGCGCCAAACCCACCTCCGAAGAGATAGCGGCCGCTGAAGAAGCTGCGCGCGCGGCGGCTGATGCGCAGGATCAGGAGGACGCGGCGTGAGTGCCCAGATCAGTAAATTCCTCGCGGCCGCTGGACAGTTTTCTGGAGCTGTCAGCGATCTGGTCGAAGTTGCCCGGGAGGGCGCGGTGCAGCCCCATTCCAACACCGGAGCTGGCGACACCCTCGACATTGCGGCAGATGGATTGCGTCTGCTGATCGAAGCGATGGAGAGCGACGACGAGAGCGATAGCCAACTTCACGGCGCGCTGGTCCGATTTCTGGAGGAACGCGCGTGAATGACTTACCCCTGATCATCGATAGCTTTGCTGGTGGCGGCGGCGCATCGACCGGAATAGAGATGGCACTGGGCCGCAGTCCAAATATCGCCATCAACCACTCTGCGCCCGCCCTCGCCCTCCATGCGGTGAACCATCCCGATACGGTGCACCTCGACAGTAACATCTGGGATGTTGACCCGCTGACCGCCACCGGCGGCAAACCTGTGGCACTCCTTTGGGCAAGCCCAGACTGCAAGCATTTTTCCAAAGCCAAAGGCGGCGCAGTTCGTGACCGCAATATCCGCGACCTTGCGTGGGTGGTGGTGAAGTGGGCCGAAGACGTGAAGCCCGACGTGATCTGCATGGAAAACGTCGAAGAGTTCGTGACCTGGGGGCCGATCTGCGAGGGAGGCAAGCCGATCAAGGAATTCTCCGGCATCACATACGAGGCATGGCTGAAACGCTTGCGCAACGCCGGGTACAAGGTTCAATCGCGTGAGCTCCGCGCTTGCGACTACGGCGCGCCGACGATACGCAAGCGCTGGTTCCTTGTCGCTCGCCGCGATGGCCTGCCGATTACGTGGCCGAAGCCGACGCATGGCGACCCCAAGTCGAAACTGGTGAAGGCTGGCAGGCTGAAACCATGGCGCACTGCCGCAGAGTGCATAGACTGGTCGATTCCCTGCCCGTCGATTTTCGACACATCCGAGGAAATCAAGGAAAAGCACGGCCTGCGCGCTATCCGTCCGCTGGCGAACAACACGCTGGCCCGCGTTGCGCGCGGCATGAAGCGGTATGTTCTGGACGCGGATGAACCTTTTCTCGTGAACCTCACCCATGGAGCGCGAGATAAAAGCGCGGCGGAACCCTTTCGCACGATTACCGGTGCAAACCGCGGCGAAAAGGCGGCAATCTGCCCGAGCCTAATGTCCATGAAGGGAACGGCCCGGCGTAGCGTCCCGGTCAACGCCCCGCATCCTACCGTTCTGGCTGGCGGCGGTCACAGCGCACTGGTCGCCGCCTCAATGATCCACGTTGGAAACGGCGAGCGAGCCGGTCAGAAGCCTCGCGCCCTCGATATCACCGCACCCCTAAATACCGTGGTTGCCGGCGGCGTGAAGCAATACCCTGTCTCTGCGTTTCTGGCCTCGATGCGCAACAGTCAAAAGCCTTGGCAGGGCGCAGATGAGCCTACGCATACTGTGACCGCTGGAGGCGCTGGATTGACCCTGTGCAGTCCGGTTCTGGTTGGCTGTGGCGGTCGTGCGGCGCAAAGCCGTCCCCGCTCTGCCGACGACACATTGGCCACGGTCACCTCGAAGGCCGACACCTGTGTCGCCTCGGCTTTCCTCGCCCAGCAGAATGGCGGCCCAAGAATGGAGAGGCATGCTGGTCACGATCCGCGCGAGCCGATCAGCACTGTCGCGGCCAGCGGTAGCCACCAGACCCCCGTGACAGCGTTCTTCGCCAAATACTACGGGACCGGTGACGGTGCGCGCGCTGTCGACCCAATGCACACGGTCACCGTCAAGGACCGCTTTGCCCACACTCAAGCGGAACTGTCTATCCCACCCTTTCGGCCTGAGCATCAAGCCCGGGCCCGGGAAGTCGCTGAGTTTCTGCGCGCACACGATGCTTGGGATGGTGGCGAGTACGTAACCCTGACCATCGACGATCAAACTTTCGTCGTGGTCGACATCGGCCTGCGCATGCTGACCCCGCGAGAACTATTCAACGCGCAAGGTTTCCCTCCCGATTACGTGATCGACGGTGTTTGGACTGAGACGGATGGCGATTGGTCATTCCAGCCCTTCACCAAGAACGTGCAGGTCAGCTGCTGCGGAAATTCAGTATGTCCACCAATCGCTGCGGCGCTGGTCCGCGCAAACTGCCAACACCTCAGCGCAAGGAGTGCCGCTGCATGACCCACCCCACCGACCAAGACCTCATCCGCGAAGCCCGCGACCTCGGCTGCAACGATGAACTCATGCAGCTGCTGGCTGACCGCGTGGAAGCCCTGCGCGGCGGCATGGCGGCGATCAAGATCAACCCGTCGCTGGCGTCGTGCCAGTTGATCGCAACGCAATCGTTGGAGGGCGCGCGATGACCGCCCTATCACACATCGCGGCATTCGTGATCGCCGCGGCACATCAGGCGGCTGCGGTACTCAAGCCGACCTGCGACTGCACGCATCGGTGCGAACAGGGGCGGAACTGCCCGCTGCGGGATCGGCCCGACGCCTGAAATTCCCCACAACGGGGATAACGCGGCCACGGCGATTCAGTGGCATACGACGACCGCGAAAAACACGCGGGCATTTGTGAAGTCGGACCCCCAGACGCCCGTCGATCCGCGCCACCTCCACATGAGGGGATCGGCGGGCAATCTGAGAGGGGACAAGGATGAAACTATGAAAAGCAACATCATCGACATTGACGTTGAAGTGACCCACCGCACCGACAAAGCCGCGCTGGTTCATACTGGCAACAAAGAAGAAGCCGTTTGGCTGCCCTTTTCTCAGATTGAGATCGAGCCAACGGGATTTGCCGGGATTGAGACTGTTAGCCTGCCGGAATGGCTGGCATCGGAAAAGGGGCTTATTTGACATGACCACCTATGACCGACTGACAGCTAACCCGCCGCCGGGGGTCGATGAGACACAAGTCGGAACCGAGGACGGCGAGGCGTGTGGTCGATACCCCGAGCCTGACGAGGACGCGCCACGCGGCTACAAGCCCAAGCCCTGCGCGGGCACAATGACGGTCGAAGGCGAGTTTATCGTCTGCGATTCCTGCGGGGTGCTGCCATGAGCAACGCACTAGACGACCTGATTGCAGCCGTCGAGGCTGGTGAGTGGGACTTCCGCGCCGATGGCCCGGCAAGGCAGGTTTTCCCATATCGGAGCGCATCCGCAGACGACTTGGGCCTGACCGCCCGCGCTGCATTTGAAGGATCACTAGACGCCGCCCTTGCGCTTCACAACGCGGTGCTGCCGGGGTGGCATTGGGCGATTGAAGACGACGACCAAGCCGAAGTTTTTCAAGACCCCGTGAAGGGCGAGGATGGGATGTATAGACCGGGGCCGAATGCGCTTTCTGGAAGGTGTGACAAAACCAACCCAGCCCGCGCATGGCTCTTAGCTATCCTACGGGCAATGAAGGAGTTGAACCTGTGAACGCCCCTCTACTGCCCCTAGCTGTGCGCGAAGCGACTGCGGCGAAGATGCTGGACATGCCCGTGGCAGAGTTTCGGCGGCTGGTGGCCGCTGACGCCCTGCCCCGGCCGTGCCGCTTGGGCGGGCATGAACGCTGGCGCGTGAAGGACATTGAGGCCATACTGAACGGCGGCGCCTCTCTCCCCGACGAGGAATTTGAGCTATGAAGGCCCCGAAGCCCCGCATCACTTTGCCCCGACTGACTTGGAAATGGCGGGCGCATAAGGGCGCGTGGGTGCCTTACTACCGGATCACGAAAACCGAAGGCGGCAAGCGCACGGAGAAGTTTTACCGGATAGATTGGCAGGGAGACGGAAAGCGCCTTAACGCGCTCTATTGGGAACTGCGGTCAGGCCGCAGCGAAGCACAGAAGCAGCCCGCCAAGCAGACATGGCGCGAGTGCATCGAGGCATGGCGCGCAGATCATACAGTGCAGCGCGACTTGGCGGTATCGACCAAGGCCAGCTACCGCCGCGACATGGACCGGATCATGGAGAAGAACGGCGAAAAGCCCATGGCGAGGATCACGCGCCCGGTTCTCAAGGCCGCGCTGGCGAAAATGGCCGACACGCCGCGCAAGGCCAGCAAGTATGCGCAGACTATATCGATCTTGTGGAATTACGCGGCGACTGAACTTGATTGGCCGCTCGGCCCGAACCCGGCCAAGAACCTAGCATCGTACAAGCCCGCCCGCGAATATGAGCCGTGGCCCGCTTGGATGATCGGCAAGCTCGACACCGCGCCGGAGAATGTGCAGATGGCCGCGCAACTCATTCTCGGCACCGGCCAACGCCCGAACGCCGCCATTGGCATGAGGCACGACCAATTCACCGGCGGGACAATGTTTGTGCTCGATGAAAAGAGCCAAGAGCTATTCGAGGCCGCCTGTCCCGCCCGCCTGCGCGATTTCATCGCGAACCTTGCGCCCCGCGGGGATCATGTGATTGCCAAGAACCTGCGCCAGCCGGTCGGCTACAACGCCGTTGAAAAGGCGTTCCGCGCATGGCGTGAGACGCTGGGGCCGAAGGCCAAGCCCTTCACCCTGCACGGCCTGCGCAAGCTGGCTATCATCGAGCTTGCAGAAGCGGGCGCAAGTGATGCCGAGATCCAAGCGGTTACGAACCAGAGCGCCGAAATGGTGGCCTATTACCGCAAGAGAGCGAACCGCTTGAAGCTCACGCACGCCGCGCAGAATCGTCGGAAGTGA